TCTGGACAAGACCCAGACTGACACGCCCTCCACGCCCAACTTGGCCTACGCGCTCAAGATTGCCAGGGTCGGAGATAAGATCCGCGTTGACGGGTCGCACAAGTCGATTGCCGGTCGCTTCGGTTTGCACCCGAACGGCATGGTCGGAACGGTCGGAGTCGGAGATATCGTCGAAGGTGCAACCTCGGCGGGTGCGTGGACGGGGAAGGTGGTGAGCATCATCTACACCGCAGACAACCCGAACACGCTTTCTCAAGACGAGCGCAAGAGCACCTTCCACATCCGCATCTTGACCGGGACTGCCCCGACGAGTCTGGCGACGATCACGAAGGGGGCTTCGCCTGCATTCGAGGACATCCGAATCGTGGGGTCCCCTGGAAACTACATCACCGGGGTCAAGCTCTACTACAGCGGAACGTACTGCTACTCGGGGTTCAACCTCGGCGGGGACGCGAACAGCAACTTCCAGTCGAACCCGAACTCTAGCTACGCGTACTGGGGTAACAGCCTGCGGCGCTACCCTGTGACAGGTGTTCGCGTCATGCCGCTGGTTTCGACGGAGCCATACGGCTTGGCGGGTCCGATGACGATGGGAAACGCGCAGGGCGGGTTCAACGGCGTGTTCTTCCGAGGGGTCAAGATCAACCCGCTGTGCACCGAGTCGGCGTGGTCGTGGATCTGCGCCGGGCAGGCAGGCGCAGGAGGCGGAGGGGTCTGGGGTCTCAAGGACTTCACGTTTGACGCGTGCGATGCGGAGAACTCCGGAGGCTGGGGCGTCAAGTTCCACGTTCGCTCGCAGTCTCCTACGACATGCGACATTCGGGACGGGACGTTCACGCCGTCGAACGAGCACTTCAACTATCAGGACACTCCGACCGAGATCAACGCGACGGACTCGTACTTCCTGCGGTGCAACATCACGGGCACGTCGGCTGACGGTCTCAAGACGTACTCGCAGCGGTCGTGTATGCAGTTCGACGCTCGCGGAGATGAGTCACAGAACTCGGCTACTGGGCCGGGGTACGCGCCTGGGAGGGCAACCGTTCACATCATCGACTGCTCTGGCCGTAGCGGAACGGACGCTGGTGCGATCTCGATTTTCGGGCACTTCGGGACGGTCAGCGTGTCCAAGTTTACCCACAACCAAGTCACCGGCCCGAAAACGCGCCAGTCGCTTGTGACGCAAGAGGACACCGTGAAGGGTGCGTGGTTCAACGAGAAGGGGTTTGTGATCGGCGCGGTGGTGTGGGACGACTACCGATCCAACGTCGCGAACGAGCAGGACAGCTTCCTGCAAGCTCGCGGCGTGGAGAGCTTGACGATTGGGACGATCCAGATGAACAACCCCAACAACAAGCCCATCGTGGAACTGTACGACAACGGCACGGTGGACAACGGCATCGTCTACATGACCGGAGCGGGCTCTGGCACGAACGCCTTGTACAACTGGCCGAGCTGGCCTGCGCAGGTCACACAGCCGAACCGGATCAGATACAGGACGGTTGGCATCACTTCCTTCCAGATCTATCAAGAGCTTCAAGACGGTAGGCAGTTCACCGTCATCAACTAGCACATGCGAACACGAGTCGTTCCGAGGCAGATTGAGTTCTGGGAGGGCGAGCCGTGCGTGCTCGTCGATCTCGTCATCGCCGCTGACACGGACCTGCCGGTCACATCGGGCCAGGTCAGTTCCGTGTCGCTCTACGCCTACGACCTGAGCGCGTCGGACCGCTCAAGCCCTTCCTACTCAGAGTCACCGATTGACCCGACGACCGTGTACTACGACACGGTGCAGATCGGCTACGCGCACTTGATGGGATCGTCGGAGGGGTACAACTTCAAGCTGGTGATCGACACCTCGACCTTTGCCTTCCTTGGAGGCAGAACGTACCGTATTCAGGTCTACAGCCAGATTGGAGCGTCGAGCTACGTGGCGGTCTATCACGCAAAGGTCGGCGCCACGCTGTGAAGATCGAGGTCCCGCCCACCTACGAACCGTACCTGCCTCGCGGTGCGGCCTGGGATCTGTTCTTCAAGTACGACCTTCGGCAGTACGACGAGGTGCTGTTGGACGGCCCAGCCGGTACGGGGAAAACGATTGCAGCCCTGATGTGGCTGTACAACATCGCCTTGCAGTACCCGGGGTGCTCGCTCCTGATCGCCAGAAAGACGCGCGAGTCGATGACCAACTCGTGCATGAGGACGTTCGAGGATCAGATTCTCGCCATCGACTCACCTGTCACCATGGAGGGGCGTGACAGGAATCAGCGCGACCACTACAAGCTCCCCAACAAGACGCGTATTACGATCTGCGGCGTGACGGACGTGGAGCGGATCAAGTCGGCGGAGTACGACGTGATCTACGTGAACGAAGTGACGGAGCTGACGCAGCGGGACTACTCGTACCTGACGACCCGCCTGCGCAAGAGCACGAAGGGGCCGAACTCCTGTCCGTACAAGCTGCTGATCTCGGACTGCAACCCGAGCTATCCGTCGCACTACATCAACACGCGGTTCGACCCGACGCACGCGGAGTACAACTCGATCCCGGCCCGCCGTCTTCGGTTGCTGTCAAAGCACGAAGACAACCCGATGCTGTGGGACGCTCCGAACAAGCGATGGACGGACGACGACCACGGAGGAGGTGAGACGTACATCCGCAAACTGGACTCGCTTCCGATCACGGACCGCAAGCGGATGCGCTGGGGCGAGTGGACTGGGGAGACCGGCCTGGTGTACCCCGAGTTCAACGAGCGCCTGCACGTCATCAAGCGCATCGACATGCCGCCGATTCAGTATTACGTCGGCGCTGTGGACTGGGGTATCACGAATGCGGGCGTGATCCAGATTTGGGGGATCGACGAGGACGAGCGCGGCTACATGGTGGCCGAAGTGCACGCCTACGGTAAGGGGATCGACTGGTGGGCCGAGAAGGCTGTGAGCCTGTACCACAAGTACCGCCCTCGCCTGTTCCTGTGCGACCCGGCGCGCAAGGACATGCGCGAGCTGTTCAACAACCGGATCGGATCGAGGTACGGGAACCCCGTGTCGCGCATCTGCATCCCGGCCAACAACGAGCGGTCGGTCGGCATTCAGTCTGTCAAGTCGGCGCTGTCTCAGGAGATGCACTTGAAGACGTGCCCGCCGCACTGCGAGAAGACGGAGAGGCACGGGAAGGCGCGGCTGTACCTGATCGCCGACGCGCTCCAGAAGGACGCCGACTGCTACACGATGGACGACACCGGGCAGCAGCGCATGAGGTCGCGCAACACTGCCGAGGAGTTCCAGACGTTGGCCTGGAAGCAGACGAAGGACGGGCAGGAGGACAAGGAGGAGTGGGACGGTTCCATCCCTCACGACGGCCTCGACTGCGTGCGTTACTTCTCGGTGTTCAACGAGCGCAAGAGTACATCCACGCGCCGAGCGCGGACGCAAAACCCATACAAGCCCAACTCGCCAGCGTTCTACATGTGGCAGGAGGGCCGACGAGGCTTCGATCCTAGGAGGGCTGGCTGATGTTCGACACTGACGCAGACAATTTGATGGCCGAGATTCAGTCGGCTCTAACCGAGCGCGACCGCAAGCTCTCCAAGTGGGACGACAAGGTATCGCGGTACCAGGGGCCCGACAGGTCCGCGCGCAACCAGAGGAACGCATCGCCTGAAAACGTCGAGTTCCAGTTCATCGCCCGCCGCATCACGCAGCAGGCGTTTGACCTGCCGACCGTGCGTGTCGATTCGCCGCGCATGGACCTGGTGGAGGACATCGCCAACTTCGACCGTGCGCTGAACCGCTGGATGTCCAGCAGCAACATGCGGCAGGTGGCCGAGCAGTGCGCCGTGGACTTCAACGTGGACTGGGCCTGCATCCTGGTGAACCGTCGCCGGAACGAGGAAATGGGCGACATTCAGTTCCGCGACGGGACAGAGGGCGTCCCGTACTGGCCGACGATGACGCGGATCTCGCCCAAGCTGGCGTTCAAGGATCCGAGGGGGTCAAACCCCTACGAGTACCGATTCACTGGCAGGCCTGTGATCGCCGACAAGGACGACCTGCTTCGTAGGGTGGAGGCGTACCCCAAAGAGGGCTGGAACCGCGAAGCCATCGAAGCCATGGCGGAGGACTCCGGACTCGACAAGGCGGGTAGGCGCAAGACTGTTGGCGGCCCGACTCGCCGCGAGGTGACGTACTACGAGGTCTGGGTGGCAGACGCCGAGATCGACTGGGAGAAGGAGGCGCTGCAAGAGGACGGGTCCCCGTGGCCCGAGAAGGATCGGTACCTCTACAACGGCAAGATTTTCTTCTTGGCCCTGACGCAGCAGTCGTCGAACAGCCGTGACGGGAGCGGGTCGAAGTACATCCGCAAGCCCGAGCCGTACTTCGGTCCGCCCGAGGGACCGCTTGTGTTCTTTGGGGAGCACGTGATCCCCGACGATCCCGATTTCATGTCCACGATGACGCCGAACTCGTCGTCGATGCGGTTCCTGAACCAGGCCATCGAAAGCCTCAACCGAGGCATTCGGTCCTACAAGCGCCTTGGTCTGGTGAACGACGTGGCCGAGGGGCTGGAGGAGAAGATCATCAACGCGCCCGACCTGTCGGTGCACACGATCCCCGGTCTGGACACCGGGCACGTGCACACGATGGAGACTGGCGGCATGACGAACCAGATGGTGGAGGCCACCATTCTGCTGCGTGACCGCTGTGATCGCGGTCTTGGGATGGACGACGCGCAGTACGGACAGGCCGATCAGAACGCCTCGGCTACGGCGGTGGCCGTGGCGGCCAATAGCTCGGGGGCGCTGTCGGAGCGCGCTCAGGCGCAGTTCGTGAACGGGATCCGGCGGGCACTCAAGATCGTCGGGTTCTACATCTGGTACGACGAGGAGTTCGCGGTCGAGATCGGCTTGGACGAGGCGGTGCGCCTTGGGGACGACCCGAGGAAGTACGTCGAGTTCGACGAGGAGACCGGCGAGCCGAAGTCCATGGTCCAGCCGATGGTGTACGGCGGGACCGACAAGAAGCGCAGCTACGCCAGCCTGGAGCTGACCATCGAGCCGTACTCGATGGAGAGGATGAGCCCGCAGGTCGCCGCCCGGAACGCCGCTACGCTGGTGGAGATGGCGGCGACCCTGGGTCCGCTGTACATGGAGGTGCCCGGGATCCGGGGCAACGTGCTCCAGAAGGCGCTGGCGAAGTACACGCGGATCCCTGAGGTCGAGCACCTGTTCGACTTCAAGACGATGGCCGAGTTGCAGCAGTCCCGGGCGATGGCCGAGGCGGCGGCTGCGATGGAGCAGAGCAAGGCGCAACTGTCGGGCGACAACGGCAGCCCGTCCGCCCCGAAGGTGGCTGGGGCTCAAACCAAGGGCGCCCAGCAGCCCCGCTCAGGCCCTTCCGGGGGCGGGGCAGGGGTGAAGATGGTCAAGCCCGGGGGGATGCAGGGCCGCGCCACAGGCGGCCAGGCGGGCGAACAGGCAAGGCAACAAACGGCAAAGGCGAGCTGATGCAGGTC